GCCGCTGACCTGAAAGTCAAACCACTATCCTATTACTTGGATCAAGTCACCACCACTTGGTGGAGGGGTGTTCTCGCGCCCTAGCGCCCCATGTTTAACTGGGAGGGGTCCACTTCAACTATATGCGTGTTGCAACGCCCGGTCCTCGTCCTCCGGAAGCCATCACCATTTATGGCTGGTGTTTATTACCCTCACTAGCGAGTGGCTGAGATACAGCTTTGACACGGTTGGCGGGTTGTCAAGCCCTGCTTCTTCTTAGCACCGTTACCACGTAATCGCGCCCGACCTTTGTGTGGGGAGGTCCACGTCACAGCCGAAGCTGGTAGTTTAAGCGCCTTCGGGCGGAAAATCCTGGTGGATTAGTTCACGTTCTGTTGAATGGAGCATAAGTATATGTCCACACCAACACCTCCTGCTGGAGCCTGGGTACCAAGGGTGGTATTCACGGTGATGGTGCCAGTAGCATCGGATTTGTAGACCCGGTCAACCACGTAAGTGGTTGACCCGACAGCACCTCCGTTGGGAGATGTGTTCACATTAGCATTACCTGTAGTGTTGGTGAATGCGCTTACTATTGTTCCTGGCCCAACTGCGAATACTGGCACAGCAGTGAGAGCAAAGCTTGTGACAATAACACAGGTGAACAGATAATTAGTAAGTGGGGATAGGCCGAAGTAACTGACAGCACCGGCAGCACTTGTGCTATTGATGGAGCCTTGGGCACTGGTGAGAGTGGTCCCAAAGTCAACCGTGACAGAGGACGAAGTAAACCTGGTAATGTGTGAGGTGAAACTAAGTCCAACTATAGGTAACTCTGGTTTGAAGAACTCAACACAGTACGTGACCCACAGCTCCCCTAATAACTGCACAGGATTGCCCTGTGTAGCGATTTGGAAATTCCCAAGATCTGTTGTCTTTTTATCGACGCCAGTAGGGTTGTTACCAACACGAACATAAAGCTCGTTAATGGAAGTCTGTTTAGGGTCACACTCTATCAAGTGCATAAGTGGCTCAGTAGGTTTGATGGCTACAGCAAACTCGGAATTTTCAGCTTGTCTCTTAGAAGTGAATGCAGGGTCATCTGCATTATAGTTCGTAGACATAACGAGAACTCCGGGGGCTCCGCCGACTACAAAATCGGTGATGAGTGGCTTGAACTCAAACACTACCCCATGGAATCTATATTGGGAATAACTTGCAGCTATCGTAGATAACCACGGGAAGGTTTGGTTGTCGCCAGGGTTGAGTGGGAGCACGGTGTTGGTGAATGCAGTAGTGCCGGTGATGTCCATGATATACTCACGGTGGCAAACTACATTGGTGGCTTGTGTTGAACTAAATTGGGGGGGAGATCCGGAAAGAACATTGACCTTAGGGGTACCAGAGATTATGTAATCTCCAGATCCAAAGATCGATCCTATTCTGGACCCGAAAAGAGAACCCAAACTCCCTAGGCCAGGTATGCCAGTGTAAGCGGACGCGAGGCGCCCAAGTGCTTTACCGGTGTTGGCGAAGGGAGTTGGCTTCTTCTTTGGTGGTTGTTGTTTGGTTTTCGGCATTTTTGGTTTATTGCCTTTGTTGGATTTTCTAGTCATTATATTGGATACCGCATGACTAACGGGACTGTACATCACTCAAGAACCTGGGTAACCGCCGTGCAGTCTCTTGGCATTCTGTTTAGCACTAAAATAATAGTTTTGGGGTTTTATCTTGAGCAACCCAATGGCCCTAATGGGCCTAATACGGAGCCATCGGAAGGATAGTGAACCTATCCTCCGGTGACCCCTCATCGAAACCGAGGTTATCCAGATATTCTTCAATGGCTAGCTGAGACTGGGGGGGGATTCCAAATGCTAACCAAAAAGAACATCGTGACTCGGGTGTGATGCGCTTGTTTCTCGCTTCCATACCAACACCATTTCTAAAGAACCCGCCTTCTAGGGTCGGGTCCGATAGTGGTGTAGCTCCTTGGGAGTGTCGGATGAAATAATTGTAATATGATTGGGCAATAGGCATGCCGGCTGTGAGTGACAGCCCGCCCTTGCCGACCGCTGCCATCCACCGCAACATAGTGCGTGGGTGGTCCAGTGGCTTCAGAGAGACAGCGTCTTTCGACATGCTGACTCTAATGTCCCGAACCATGGTGTAACCGCCATCGCAGTTCCTCACCGGGTGTGATTGACAAAATTCAATTTCCTCAAATGTGTCAACCATTGGCTCAACAGTCATATTAAATCCAAGGCTTAGAAAGTAGTCTTTTAGTCCACTAGCAAACCTTTCATAATCCTCTCTTTCCATGATAATGACACAATCATCCCCATCATTGGCTAATGAGAATTTCATGTTCAAATATTCACGGTAAGAGTACACCATCGCACACATGAGTAGAACATTGCCGCTAGAGGTGTTGGGATCACCGGACATACGATTGTGCTTGGTCTTATACCTTATGCATCCGTCTT